GTTATTAATTATTGAACAGTTATATTATCGATCTGATCTCGTATCCTGTCTGCAACTTTTATTCTTTACTTCACTCGTGTATAGCACTTAAGTATAGAGTATGACGGAGTCTACTCTTCCGATCCTATTTCAAAACCAGGCCAAGTAATTACTCTATGTTAGGTGGCAGGGATTATTCCTCTGCCATACGTTCACCGATAAACCATACCCAGTCGTCGTGATCCTCGAAGGTATCGTACAGGTGTTGGTATTTTGCCTCAACAGCTTCAAGGCGTTCGATGTGGTTTTTAATTTCCGATGGTGACATTTTTTTTGGCATAATATTTATTTTTTATTCAGTTATATTATCAAACTGTTCCCGTACCGTGTCTGCTGCTATACACCTCTGGCGAGGTGCTATTAACGGTTTGCAAAGTACTTCTGTCTCCACTCCCATTCATTCTTACGGTACTCATAGCTTGTACACCATTTTTCCCATGCACGTATCTTTACAAGGTCAGCTAACAGAGGATTATCCTTCTTGAACTGAATAACCCTCTCTAACTGTTCAGCTATCTTTTCAGCTGGTTGATCTACAAATTTACTCATGGCACATGTGTATTAACATTCTACTTACCTCTTGAACATCTGAGATAGGAAGATCCATACCCATTAGTTCACGTCTGGCTGATCCTAAGCCTCTTTGTTGTACGTTGTGTAAGATGAACAACTTAGAGGCTAGTGAACCCAGAAAGAATCTCTTAGAGAACGTTTTGTCTTCGGTTTCGAACTCGCAGTGCTCAAGGCACTCAGCGCAACGTTCTAACTGTTCGTTACCGAGCCACGGACTTGCACCGCAGCAGTTACTGATTAATTGTGACATAATTTAGTATTTAGTAATTAATATTGTTATTATTGTTATCAAAGATATTATCAAGACCATATCGTAGTATATCTGCTTTTGGTTTAGCTAAGAGCTACTCAGTGATGAGTAACTCTTTAGCGAATGAAGGCACATTGTTTGTAGCTGTGTAGCTTTTGTACTTTTGAAAGCAGTTCATAGCTTCAAGCTTTTTCTTGTTAGCATTGTACACTTCATCATGATTGTACTTGTACACTTGGCCTTTGGCATTTGTGAATGTAATTGTAACATTCTTTCCAACTAGTGATTTGCGAATTACGAATCTTTTTGTTTGCATAGTAATTAATTTAATTTAGTTATTATTTATTTTAATTTATTATATTATCTGATATAACTCGTATTAATTCTGTTATTATATTTTTTTATTTATTTATTTTTTAATCAAATATATTATCCAACTCCACTCGTACTCTGTCTGCATTTGCTCTTGGCTCTGTCAGTAACTCAGTACATATATATTATCTAACTCAACTCGTAGAGAGTCTGCACTTTGCTATACACGCGCGGGGCGCGCTGTACAAAATAGTATAGTGTTGAGGTCCGTATAGTGTCTGCAGCAAAAGCCAAAACATTTCTAGGCTTACGCCCTGTTACGGGGCCCGTGGGGTTTTCTAAAGCGTTTTCCCTTTCGTGTTGTGTACTGTAAAGTATAGGTATAATACCCAACCCCTAAATATCTAACCCCTAAAAAAGATGACACTAGGCTCGCTTTTAGCGTAGCCATACTAATTCGGGTAATGTGTGACATTAAGCCTTAAGATATAAGAGTAGAGGCTATTGTCGCCCCCTTTAATTTACGATGCTTATATGTAATAGCTTACTTATGGCAAAACAGAAATTATCAAAAAAAGCATTGCTGGCTAAACGTAAGCGAGATATTGCGGCAGCGATGACTCCACGGCGTCGGAAGATGAAGGCCGAGAATCAGAGAAAGCGCAGAGCTGCAATTAAAGCTGGGAAGGATATTAACGGTAAGGACTACGACCATACAAAGAAAAAGTTTGTATCGGTTAAAGCTAACCGTTCAGGCCATGGTAAAGGAACTAGAAAGAACAACTGTAAGTAAATGGCTAGGATAAAAAACTATATTAAAGACACTAATATCACCAATGATGACTTATTGGTAGGTTCTTCATACGAAGGGCAGGGTCAAGCAGGGGCTGTATATAGAACACGCAACTATAGGCTTGATGACCTGGCAGAGTACTTTAGCCGTAACTTTGATTTAGATGGTGTAAACTACGACCTTAGCCAGTTAGCTGTAGATATAAATGATAACAGTATTGCAATAGCATCGGCTAACCAGAGCATTACTACTATAGCAAACGACCAGTTAGCGCAGGCTACGTTTCAAACTAACCTTGCCGCTACCTTTGGGACGTTCAATGATCAGGGTGTACTACAAAGCTTATCGCAGTCTTTTGCAGATCAAGTGCTTCAAACTACAGCATCGGACAGATATGCTAACGCGCAGTTTGTAACCAACCTAGCTACTTCTGTCGGAACGTTTGACGAAGACGGTAACTTAGTTAGTTTAGCAGAGTCTTTCGCTAACCAGGTAATGACTACTACTACCTCAGATACATTTGCAACTTCGCAATTTGTAACTAACTTAGGTTCCAGCTTTGGTACGGTAGGTGCAAACGGTGCAGTAACTATATCAGAGGCTTTTGCAAACGAAGTATTTAGTACAACAACATCGTCAGAATACGCTACGGCATCTCAACTTACAGAACTTCAAACCCAGGTAAGTAATATACCTGTTACAATACGACAAGATGATGAGCCTGCTATTTACGATGCTCAAAACGAGCTTATAAACCCATTAGGTTCTATATGGGTGGATACTAATGATAGTAACGCTCTTTATATACTTACAGAGGATTTAAGCCAAACGCCAAGCGTGTTCTGGCAGGCTACAAGCTCAGAAGCACTAGGTGATCTTATACAAAGTACCGCTGAGCTACAAGAAACGGTTAACACGTTATCTACAGATCAGAGCGCACTAGCTAGTAAAACAACAACGCTTACTGCTCAGTTTGGTGTATACGATCCAGTTACAGATACGTTTACTATTGACTCTAACTCTGATTACTTTGAAGAGGTTAAAACGTATGCGGATACGGGCTCTGCTACAGCACAAAAGGTAGATTCTATTGGCACCACGTTTGGTTCTTACGATGCTGAAACAAACACGTTTAGCGTAAGTAACGCTTCAATGGAAACTATCGTAGATGCTTTATCACTACCAAGCTACGCGTCTACATCAAGGGTTGACACTATAGAAACAGAAGTAGGCAACATACCTCTTATATTCAAACAGAACGACGCACCGCCTGTTGATAGCCCGTTAGGGTCGTTATGGTTTGACACCGACGACGACAATAAAAGGTATATTCTAACGTCGGGCACGCCGAATACTTGGAATGTTTTAGAAGATGGTGAGTTTCAAACGTTTAAATCATCTGCCACTGAAGATATAAATACAAATGCTTCAGACATTAGCGCAGAAGCAAGTAGAGTTACTAACCTAAACGCAGTATTAGAAATACTAGACGCTAACGGTGATTTACAAGTAGCTACAAAAGCAGATTACTTTGAAGAAATATCTACTTATGTAGATGACAACTCGGCCACGGCAAGTAAAGTAGAGACATTAGAGGCTACTGTAGGTGATGCAAGCTCAGGCCTTGTAGCAAGTGTAGAAGAAAACAGATCGGCAGCAGCTGAAGCCAACGGAAACTTAAACGCTCAATACGGTTTACAAGTAACGGCGGGTAACGCTGTAGCAGGTATGAAGCTTTCTGCAGACGCTAGTGACGACGGAGTTTCAAGCTCAGCCATCGCCTTTAACGCTGACGTGTTTAAGATTTTTACAGGTTCAGAATCTTCTCCAGCTTCACAAGCACCATTTTTACTTGACTCTAACGGATTACAGTTAAATGTACCGTTAAATGGTGTGTCAGGAAGCTTTTCTGGAGATATATCTGCAGCTTCTGGTACATTTGGTGGTGTTACTTTAAATTCAAATGGTATAACATCAAATGAGTTTTCTATTGATTCTAATGGTAACGCCACATTCTCAGGTGATATATCTGCTGCTACTGGTACTTTCACTGGTGGTCTAAATATCAATAATAGATTTTTAGTATCTACATCGGGTAGCACAACTATTAAAGCAGGTGATACGTCATCTAGGTTTGAGATACAAAATGATACTGGTGGATCTAAATACAGGCTATTTGGTCACAAGATCAACTTTAACTCTTGGGCTGGTGGTACTAACTTTGATGACGCTTCAAATCAATTAAGTCCTGGTTTTTTACAGTTTGGTGGTGTTGCTTACATGTATTCTGGCAACGGAACTACAACGACTGGTAATCATCACATGACCCTTGATGTTTATGGCGGTTCTAAGAAGCTTTTCTTAAAAGCTGATGAGATAACACTTAGAAAGTCTACAACTACAGGAGGATCGCATACAACTATCATAGAAGGCGACTTAGAGGTTCAAGGTAATGTTTCGTTTACCTCTTCATCATCTCACCCTAATACTAGTAGTGTTACAGATTCCAATAACACTGGTCAAACTTTTATTCAGAATCTTGACTTTGACTCATACGGTCACGTACAATCGTATACAACAGGGACAGTTTCAACTGATACGCCAGCTATATATGCAGATGGTAGTGGTAATCCTCAGTTAACTACAGGTGTTACCGCTGCAGAAGTAAGAACCTTGATTGGCTCTGGTACTAGTAGCTTTAGTGGAGACTATGATGATTTAACAAACAAACCAACTGTTTATGCAGAGCCTGGTATATTTAGCGGTGGTGGAACGCCAACACTAGCTACAGGTGTAACAGCTGCAGAAGTTAGAACTCTAATAAGTGCTGCTTCTAGTTCACACAATCACGACACTAGATACCTTAGAAAAGATCAGAGTGATACAATAGATGGTACTTTAACAGCAACAGGTGATATTATTGCTTATGGTACATCCGACCGTAGATTAAAAGAAAATATAAAAACAATAACAAATCCTATAGATAAAGTAAAAAGTATAGGTGGTTATGAGTTTGACTGGAATAATAAACAAGATACTTATCAAGGACACGATATAGGTGTTATTGCGCAAGAAATAGAAGAAATACTACCTGAAATTGTTTCTACAAGATCTAATGGATATAAAGCTGTTAAGTATGATAGAATAGTGGCTTTATTAATAGAAGCTGTAAAAGAACAGCAAAACCAAATTGAAGAACTAAAATCAATAATCAATGGCAGTACCAACTAGCGGGGCAATATCAATGCGTGGTGTTGCTAAAGAACGAAGGTATAATGATGTAGGTGTTAATGGTTATGTTAGCGGTTCTACTGTAAACCTTACTAATATCTCTATGTATGACCTTACTCGTGGAGGTGACGCTAATGGTAGTGATTTTGACTTTTGTCCACCTATGACTAATGAGTGGACTGTAAACGGTTTTACCGTTGACGCGCCTTACGACCCTAACCTAGAACAAGGTAGTGGTTATCTAGCTACTCCTTATGCGATGTCAGAATTTAAGGGTCATGTAGGTAATAGAGAATTAGGGTGCATGAAACTCAACAATAATACGGCTTGCTTTTCGGGATCTTCTATTAGTGTAGCTGCGGCAGGACAAAGTTTAAGGTGGGAAGCTGACTTAAACTACACGCCAAAAGGTACTGGAGCAATTATATATATGGAAATAAACCAATCATGGGCTGGATTAAGTAGCACGTCTGATACTACAGGAGGAACTGGTAATCAAAACATAAGTTTTACAGCTACTAGTGGAAGTACAGTTAGGTATTTAAATGTAGCCACAAATAGTACTACTAGTTCAAGATCACTAACTTTAAGTATTTATATTAGTGGTAGCTGTTACTCAACAGCAAATCTTTCCCATACTATAACTATTACACAAGCCGCAGGTTCAGGCGGTGGAGGCGGAGGCGGAGGTCTTGGCGAAAGACCAGGAGGAGGTAATCAATAGAAATAAAAGCAATAAATGGCAAGAATAAGTAAATATCAATTTGATCAAGACGTAACAAGCGACGACTTTGTTATAGGTTCTGATGGTAGAACAAAAAGAACTAGGAACTACAAGTTAGACGACTTGTCTACATTTTTTGGTAAACAAGACCAGATACTAGGTGACAAGTTTGCTTTTATATATGACCAAACTTCTACTTCACTTTCTATAGGTAGCGGTAAATGTTCTTTTAACAATAAGTCAGTTACTAACACGCCTTTTTCAGGTGTCACTCAAATATACTTAAGTAAGTATAACGCATCTGGCAATAATATATCTGACTTTTTATCAGCATCTTATAACGGAGACGCTATACTAGAGATTAGAAACGGTGATGATACAACCAACTTTGGTGTTTTCCGTATGCAATCAATTAATTCTTTGCCTAATGATGTAATAAGAATTAATGTAGATGTCATCTCAAGTAACGGAACTATAACAGGCGGTGAAACATTAACGCTGTCTACGGTTTATGCTTCAGGCGATAAAACACACGTACACACGCAAGTAACAGCTCAGTCTATATGGACTGTGAGTCACGCTTTAAACAAGTTTCCTTCTGTAACAGTCGTCGATGATGGCGGTAATGTTGTCATAGGAGACATTTACTATTTAGCACAAAACGAACTAACTATAACTTTTAACGGTAGCATATCCGGTAAAGCATACTTAAACTAAACTATGGCAAGGTATTTATCTAACATTAACTTAAGTAACAATCAGTTACAAAACGCTACGCTGCACCCGACAGCAACGGCACCATCAAATCCTGTAGAAGGTCAGGTATATTTTAACACAACAGACGACAAGCTATACGTATATGATGGTTCTAACTGGATTGATGTATCTGGTGATATTACATCTATAACTGCAGGTACAGGACTTAACGGCACTGGTACTAGCGGTGATATTACGTTAGATCTAGCAGACACTGCTGTTACAGCTGGAAGCTATGGTTCTTCAACTGAGATACCTACGTTTACTGTAGATGCTCAAGGTCGTTTAACAGCTGCTGGTACCGCTAGTATTACTACTACACTTACTGTTGCTGCTGATACTGGATCTGGTGATGGTGTAGATCTTGCCGCTGACACTTTCACTATTGCTGGTACTGCAAATGAGATTGAAACATCGATCTCTGGAGACACGGTAACTATTGGACTGCCTAACGATGTAACAATCGGGAATAACCTTACCGTTACAGGTAACTTAACAGTTTCAGGTACAACTACTACAGTTAACACTGAGACAATCAACCTTGCTGATAATATTATTACTTTAAATAGTAATGCTACAGGTTATGCAAGTGAAGATGCTGGTATTGAAGTAGAAAGAGGTGATGATACTAACGTATCTCTTGAGTGGAACGAAACAACCGATCGTTGGACATTTACTAACGACGGATCTACGTTTTACAATATTCCTATTACTTCAGAGTTAACTGATCCTATAACTGACAGAGAGCACGCTACAAGCATCGGTGATGGCTCAGCCACATCTTATACTGTAACGCACAATTTAAATACAAGAGATGTCATCGTACAGCTTTTTGACAATAGTACTTACGACACTGTTTTTGCAGATGTTGAAAGAACTACAGTTAATACGCTTACAGTGAACTTCGCTACAGCTCCAACAAGTAACGATATTAGAGTACTCGTTACTATGATCGGGTAATAACATATAATATAATTCATGGCAAATCGTTTTCTTAGTAATATAAAGATAAACGACGCATATACTTTTCCTGCGTCAGATGGTTCTAATGGCCAAGTCATTACAACTGACGGTTCAGGTAACCTAAGTTTTGCTGATCCATCTACATCAAGCTCTGCATCAATCATATACAGAGACAACTTCACAGGAGATGGTACTACTACAGCGTTTACTTTACAAAACAGCTTATCTGATGAAGACCAGACATTTATTTATATAGATGGTGTTTATCAAGAAAAAGACAACTACTCTTTAAATACCGATGTTATAACTTTTACCACTGCTCCAGAATCTGGACATAGCGTAGAAGTTATTTCTATTTCAGGTATTAACGTAGGTCCAACTACAATATACCAAGATAACTTTACTGGTGATGGTGTAGAGACAGAGTTCAACATGGCTCAGTCTGTAGACAACGAGGTAAAGACAATGATCTACTTTAACGGTGTGTATCAGTTTAAAGGTACCTACACTGTTAACGGAACGCTTATTACATTTGATACCGCGCCTTCAAATGGTGTTAACATCGAGGTGATTAGCATTGCTTCTGCTGCCGCAGGTGAAGAGGCTTATAGCCAAGAACTTTTATTTTACGGTAAGGCATCTGGAGCTATATCAAAAGGTGATGCTGTTATGTTTGCTGGATCAGAAGGAGATCATTTTCTTTTTGCGAGAGCTACGCAGGCAGCTATTGAAGCTAACCACGAATACTTAATAGGTTTAGCCACCCAAGACTTAGCTAATAATGAATATGGTTATGTTACAGAGTTTGGTAACATTTCATCTTTAGATACAAGTGGCTACACAGCTGGTGATATACTATGGTTTGATGCTGGCGGATCTACAGCAGGAGCACTTACAACAACAGAACCTGCTCCGCCACTTGCTAAAATACAGGTTGCATCGGTTATCAGGTCACACCAAAACGAAGGTGTATTATTTATCCGCCCTACATGGTATCATGAGCTTGGTGAATTGCACGATGTCAACGTGACGTCTCCTACAAATAATGATTTGCTAAATTATGATAGTGCAACGGGCACTTGGAAAAACACAGATGCTCCTAACGTAAGAGTTATGGAGGCTATCATATTTCAAACACCAAAAACATTTACAGAAACCCATACAGTACCTGAAAATTATAACGCACTACTTATAGGGCCAACAACACTAGAAGGACAAATAACAGTATCTACAAATGCAGATCTAACAATAATATAAGATGAGTAAACTAATTGTTAATGAAATAGAAAAATACGACGCAGGTCAGTTAACCATAACCACTGGGACAAATGTCTCTATGGGAGGTAATCTTACTATTACGGGCAACCTTGCAGTAGATACTGATACACTATATGTAGATGCTGCTTCAAATGGCGTAGGTTTTGGCACAACGAATCTTATTGTTGGAATTGGGAATACTGATACAGGTGCTTCTGTTCGTTCAGTAGGTGCTATTCAAGCATCACGAGATGGCAACAGAAGTTTATATCTAAACAGAAACACTACAGATGGTCAAATTATCTCAATAAACAGGGATGGTTCAGAAGTAGGTGCTATTGGTGCAGCAGGAAGTGGACTTACCTTCTATACGGGAATAACAGAAAGAATGCGCATAGACTCTTCAGGTAATGTAGGGATAGGTACTTCGAGTCTTACTGCTGCAGCAGGATATAGCACACTATCTGTTAATGGAACAAGTGGTGGTCAAGTTGCTTTTCAAACAGCAGGAACTTTAGAGGGATATATTTATAATACATCAAGCGTATTAGATATAGGAACTGTAAGTGGAAATGATATCACTATATCAGCAGGTGGAACAGAGCGTATGCGTATCGACTCAAGTGGGAATGTAGGGATAGGAGAGCAGAATCCACAAACAAAGCTACATCTAACAGACACATCTACTGATTTTGTTGCGTTGCGAATTGATAATGCTAATACTTCTGACACAGGAACAGAAACATCTGAGATTAGATTTCTTCATTATAGAAGCTATGTGGCAGGACAAAATGATGCAGGGAGCATTATTGTAGGAAAAGAGCAGGCTTGGAATGCTTCGGGTAATAGAAATTCATTTATGTCTTTCTCTACAAGAGATGGTGCATCAGGTGTTTCAGAGCGTATGCGCATAGACTCTTCAGGTAATGTAGGGATAGGAGGTGCTGCTATCAATTCAACTTTAGCTATTAATCAAGCAAGTGGTGGAGCGAGATTAGCTTTAAAGAGAACAAATGCAAATACAACAGGTGCAGTAGGTCAAATAGGATTCCAAAATTTAAACGGAGAGTATATTTCAGGTATTGTTGCTTATGGAGATGGTAATGATAACGGTTCACATCTTGCTTTTCATACTACTTCTGATGCAGTTTCTACTGACGACAATGTATTTGAGTTAGAAGAAAGAATGCGCATAACGAGTGGGGGTGATGTTTTATTTGGAACTCAAGGCGTTCCTAATGGAACTTCTGTTTATGGTGCAGGTTTAATTCCTACAACAAACGATAGGGTTACACTAAGATTAGCAACAAGTACTACAGGTACTGCTACAGAAATATTATTTTACAATCCTAACGGAATAGTAGGTTCTATTGCTACAAGTGGTTCTTCAACCGCTTACAACACTTCTTCTGACTACAGACTAAAAGAAAATGTAGTAGAGATGACAGGAGCGTTAGACAGAGTAGATGCTCTTAAACCTTCTCGCTTTAACTTTATCGCTGACCCTGAAAAGACAGTAGATGGTTTCTTAGCACACGAAGTAGCAGAGGTAATACCTGAGGCTATTAGTGGTGAAAAAGATGCAGTAGATGAAGAAGGAAATCCTATTTATCAAGGTATCGACCAATCTAAAATCGTTCCACTATTAGTAGGAGCAATCAAAGAATTATCTGCTAAGGTAGCAGCATTAGAATCACAATTAAACGCTTAATAAATTATAAAAATGGCTAACACTTACAAATGGGTAATCTCAGGATTACACGCTAAGATTCAAGAAGGAGAACTATCAAATGTTATCGAGAGTGTACATTGGAGATACCAAGCAGAAGATGCAGAGGGTAATATCGCTGATGTATATGGCTCAGTAGGACTTGAAGCACCAAGCGAAGACTTCAAACCTTTTGAGGAAATCATACAAGCAGATGTAGAGGCTTGGTTAGAATCTAAACTTGATGTAGAAAGTCTTAAAGCAGGACTTGATGCTAAGTTAGAGTCTATCGCTAACCCTACTCACGTAACGCTAAATATCGCACAATAATGGCTAATACGTACAACTTTAAAATCAATGCAGTAGACTGCCACACTAACCAAGATGGTTTAGAAAAAGTAGTTTACAATGTACACTGGAGTTACTTTGGCACTTCGGATGCTGACGAGCCTGTAACAGCTTCTATTATCGGTGTAGAAAGCGTAGATGCTCCATCAGCGGATTCGTTCACTGCTTTTGAAAACCTAACTGAAGAAGTTGTTATCGGTTGGATCGAAGCTAAGATGGGAGAAGAAAGAATTGCATCAATGCAAGCTTCTCTTGACGCTCAGATTCAAGAAAAAGTAGCTCCAACTAAAGTAACATTACAACTACCAAAACCAGTAGTATAATAAAACTATGGCATTAACTAAAGTAAAGTTAGTAGCTGACGGTGTAATCGATGTCGATCACCTAGCAGCTAACCACGGCATTACCACTACCAATATCGGTGAGGGGACGGCTCTGTATTATACAGACGCAAGAGTACAATCGTATCTAACAACAAATAGCTACGCTACAGAGGGTTTTGTTACCACAGCGGTATCAGACTTAGTAGCATCAGCTCCGAGTACTTTAGACACGCTTAATGAGCTTGCTGCAGCCCTTGGTGATGACCCTAACTTTGCTACAACAGTTACAAATAGTATTGCTGGAAAGCTGCCTTTAGCTGGTGGAACATTAACTGGCGGGCTGCACATAAACACAACATCTTTACCTCAGCTTTTGATACAGAATGCTGATGGAGGTACAAATGCTGAAAGAATAGCTATAGAGTTAAATGCTGGTGATGTATTCAAAATACGATCGCTAAACGACAATAACACTACTAGGGTTGATAATATAATCACGGCCAATATTCTTACAGGCAATGTAGGAATAGGCACGACTACGCCTAGCGCAAAACTTGAAGTTAATGGTTATACGGCAGTTGGTACTTATGCTGCGCCACATTATTCTCAATCAGGAATGGCTTATCAAGTCATTAAAGCAACAAGCGGATCTAATTCACAAAGGGCTTTATTAGAACTTCATTCAGGCGCTAGTGGTACTAAAGCGTATATGCAAGCGGTTGGTGGCAACAACACTGTTTATATTGGTTCATTAACAAATAGCGGCGTTATTGTTGGTAACGATGTAGTTTCAATGGCTTTTAATACTGCTGGCAACGTAGGAATCGGCACGACTTCGCCAACTGGTAAATTAAACATACAGCAAAGTAGTTTAAATACTGCTGCTTTATTTATAGGTAGGTATAATGCTGAAGATAGCCCAATAATACAGATAGGTGAATCAACTTCTTTTAGTGGTAGTGGCGCATACGGAGAAGCGTTAATTGCTTCAAGAAATAGGGATATAGTATTTTCAACTGGCGATTTCCAATCTTTATCTTCGGTAAATACCGCAGCAATGATTATTGAAAAGGGAGAAGGCAACGTAGGAATCGGCACGACTTCGCCTACTAGTTATGGCGCAACCGCTAGAACGCTTGAAGTTAGAGGCGTTAGTGGTAATGGTGTTGGTTTATTAAGGGTTTCAACTGGTGATAATACTGTTGGAACTTCATTATATTCTTCAGGAAGCGCAGGTGTTTTAAACGTACAAACAAACCACCCATTAATCTTTTCTACAAACAATAGCGAGAAGGTAAGGTTACTGACAAATGGTAATCTAGGAATCGGCACGACTTCGCCTTCGCAAAGATTATCAGTAGAAGGAGGTAGTATAAAACTAAATAACAATAATGCTGATGCTAACTATTATTTATGGCTAAATAAAAAAGAAGGACGTGATGGTGGTATATTAATTCAAAGGGACAATACTTTAGACTGGCAGATTACAAATTTAAATACTACTGGTAATTTGAATTTTTATTCTTATGGAACTTCAAGTAGTGTTCTTTTAATTAACAAGTCTAATGGCAACGTAGGAATCGGCACAGATAATCCAAAGGCACTACTAGATATAGGAAAAAATGCAGGAGCAGATCCTTCACCGGTTGACAGTCCCGTAACTTTAAGATTGACAGATTTAGGAAATGCAGCAACAGGGTCAGGTGACACTACAAATCCTTGGGCAGAAATTCAATTTTATAGCGAAGATGCTTCAAGTGGTGGTCCTGCAGTACAGGCTAAAATAGCTACTATCTATGATGATGTTTATTCAGCAGGCTCTCATATAGCATTCTATAATACAGCAACTCCGACTAACGGGTTATCAGAAAGAATGCGTATTCATGCAAATGGCGATATAACTTTTTGTAAAAGTACTACTTCTGTTGACACAAACGGTGTTTTTATACAAGCTGTTAATGATGGCGCGGTTTACAGTTCGTTAGGATCTCCTTACAATACATACCATGTATATAACACATTAAACGATAGATATGATTTTTATGTATCGTATAACGGTACAATTTACGCTAGAGATGTAACAATACAATCACTTTCTGATGAAAGATTAAAAGAGAATATTCAAGATCTTACTGGCAGCTTAGATACAATAACTTCTTTAAGGCCTAGAACATTTGACTTTAAAGACGGTTCGAAAATTAACTCTAAAGGATTTGTTGCGCAAGAAGTAGAACAGGTATTACCAGAATGTGTTAAAGAATTTACAGCTGGTGATCCTTTAGAAGACGGAACAAGATACAAAACAGTTGGTCAAGATTTTATGCCTTATATAGTTGGCGCTATAAAAGAGCTTAAAGAAATTATAGATGGCCAGCAACAAGAAATAAACGATTTAAAGGATCAATTAAATGGCTAATACAAAAGTAACAGGTGATCTTATAGCGGCATCGACAATAACCGCCACTAATTTAGCTGACGGAGCTGTAACAGCTGCAAAGCTAACAGGTATAACTACAACAAGTATATCTGAAGGCGATAAATTATTCTACACTGATGCTAGGGTAGGTACATACCTTACAACTAACGGTTACGATACAGCCGCGAGTATTATTGCTACAATAACTGATTCAGCGCCTGTAACACTTGATACATTAAATGAATTAGCTGCTGCACTAGGTGACGATCCTAACTACGCAACAACAACCGCCAACCTTATCGGTACGAAGCTGCCGTTAGCTGGTGGAACTTTAACAGGTGCTTTATCTTTTCAAGATACGTCGATACCTTCAGCAGGTACTGCAAGAATATTCTCAAGAGACACTAACTCATATTTATACCTACAAACAGGTAGTGGGAATCAAATACAGCTTCTTGATGGTTCTCAAAATACAATGGCGTTGTTTAATCCGAGTTTGATATCATTTAGTATATCGAATTCAGAAGCAATGCGCATAGACTCTTCGGGTAATGTACAATTAGCTACAAGTGAACAAGCTATACAATGGGCGAGTGGAAATGGTATTATTCAAGCACCGAATAATTTATATGTAAGAACTTCAGGAGCGGGTGGTAATTTGCTTTTTCAAATAAACAACTCTGAAAAGATGCGTATAGACTCTTCGGGTAATGTAGGGATAGGCTTAAGTTCTTCTACAGCAAAGCTTGAAGTTCTTGAAAATCTTTATGTAAAACATCCTAATGCTGAAGAATTAACATTTAGAGTTGATAATTACGGAACA